CCAACAATATCATCAATATCCATATATAATGTTTATATAATTCGTATACTAGATAATTGGACATTTTTTGTTTTTGTTAAATCCTCACTCATATAAGGATTCAAAAGATAACGTATAAATAGGTTAGTATTTTCAGGTTTCTTAATTTTTTTTCTGTAACACCAATCCGGAAACCATCTTCTTCGCCTACGTTCTGCATTTTTAATTTCTATTCTAAACATTTGTTCAATGGTAGAAAATGCAGATTTCAACTGCAAAATTACTTGAATATAAGCTATTTTTTTGGGATACAAACAAACAAAATCGTCTTTCTCTTCTTCACTCCAATTTCTAACCTTTTTCAATGCTTTATAATAAGATATTTTGTTTAAAACTTCCTTATATTTTGTTATTTTTCCCTTTCTAATATTTTCTATTTTTTTAATAATTGTAAAAACATTCAACTGATATATAATTGGATATCTGTATCTAATTTTTCTGGGAACAACAAATTGATTTACTTCTTTTATTTCTGTAATTTTTGTTTGTATATCAAGTAATTTTTTTTCAAGATCATCGCGCAGTTTTGTCATATCTTTTTCATTGTTTGGATCTTTAAAAAGCAATATAGATCCCGAGGTAAATTCACACATAGATTGTAGTTTATCATATTGATGTGAAGAAATTTTATACGCTTCTGCTTTAGCGTCCAATTTTAAATAACTAATAACCGCTAATAAAAAAGCTATAAAAGCATTTACAGCACTAATTAAAATAGAACCATATTCATAGGGTCCAACCGCCTCAGACAAAACCGACGCCGTTACAGACAAAAAAATAGCCGGAAACATTAATTTATTTAATATTTTCTCACTGTGATATTTTGATTCCATATATATAATTTTTTGCCCCTTTACATAACACGCCAATATATCCATAGCAGATGAATAATAATCGGTTAAATCATAATATTTATTATTAATATTTTTTTCTACTTGCAAATAATTTAATTTTTTATACCTTAATATTTCTCCACTAATCAATGTTTCGTGGTTTTCTGAACCTTCTGATAAATTATCACTAGAATCAATTGCATTAGATGGAAAATGTTGAAAAAATTTTGCCGAGCATCGCATACCTTCAACACCAGGTCCGGGAGAATCACAAATACTCATACCATCACTTTCATTTTTTTCTTTTACCTCCATTCTTAATCCGGATGCATCATTCATTATATAATAATAATATTTTAACAATGGCTACATATATAAAATATCGTGTTGGGTTCACTAAGCAACATGTCCTCAAATGAATAATCATGAACATGAAATTTTCTTGTTTTCAATGCTTCGGTTAATAATACAAAATTATTATTTTTGAAAATCATTTTCAAATCCTTAACCACCAATTCAATAATCTCTTCAATAGTATCAACTTTGTCCAAATCAACGGGTCGGGTAAATCCCGAAAAAAGCTCATCAGATATAGAAAAATTCCTAAAATTTACCATTAATAAAAAAAAGGGGAAATTTTTTATATTATTTTTTGTTCTGCTATCTCCATTGCTTCTTTCAAATCGGTTGGTTTCATCAATGATCTTTTTATTTTTCTTCTATATTTTCTCGCTTCTTCTGCCGTCCAAGCTATCTCCTGTGTCATTTCCTGCCATTGATTAGATAGTTTTGCACTATTTATCCAATTTGGATTATCTTGTGTCCATTGATACAAGGTGTGTAATTGTTTTCTTGCAATAGATGTAATAGCACCATCTAATTTTTTGGTATTATTATCTCTAGCCCATTCACCCTTATCTTTAACATAAAAATGAGATCTGCGTGCATCACTACAATGAATAGGTCTTTCGGTGGGTTTCATATCCGTTAATTTTTGAACCAACACATCACTAATTGCTTCTGCTCCGCCATTTCTAACAGCCTGTTGAAGATTATCGTATGTTAATTGAATATTTTTAACAAAGTCTTTAAGATTAACGGCATCTTTACAATGTTCATTAAGAAAAACTTTAATTGATATTTTTTGATTATTATTGATTGTATTATTGGTTGTATTATTATTTCCAATTTTTGGTATCATTTTATTCATTGTTCCAATAAGATCCTGTTGAACTTTTTGTTGTTGTTGTTGATTTTCCAATACAACCATTAATAATTTTGTCAATGCAGAATCATCCGTCCCAACAATCATTGGAGTTTTCTGAACCTTTTTTTGAACTTTTTTCTTTTTGCGCTTGGGAATTTTTACAGGAGCGCATTTTTGAAGATGTTTCCACAAGCCACTCTTTGTTTCATATTGTTTTTCACAAATTTTACACATGACGCCTATTTTTTTTAAATGTCTTTTGCTTTGCATATGACGATTATAACACCATTTTCTAGTTGTTTTATAATCACATGTTTTACAGACAAATTCTTCCATTGATAAAATATTCTCTTCTTTTTTTAAACTATTTTGGAATTCACTCATTTTATCACCCTTTTTGTGTTTTTTTTGTGTTTTGTGTTCGAGTTGCGATTTTCCAAATGAGAGCATATTGGTAACAAGAATATTTTCCTCGCATTGGTCATTTGTTACCAACAAGTCACAATCAATGCCATTTCCAAACACACTTTTTTGGCCTTTTTTAAAAACGTGTTTTTTTCCGGTGTTTTCACCCTTTTTCGTCGACAGCGTTGTGAGCTTCTTCGTCACAACACCCAATTCTTCATCCATTTTTTTTGTGACTGTATGGTAACAACCATCACCATTTCCAAAAAATACACTTTTTGCTAGATCCATTTATATTTTGCAAATATAAATTTTTTTGGTTGATTTTTTTGTTCAACAGCGAAAATTTTTTTTCAGCATTTTTTTGCCTCCATAAACTCCCTACATAACTTTTCTAGTAAAATACAATTATTCCTCCATAATGTAGTAAAACGCCTAAAATTCTTTCGCTCTTACGCTGTTTTTCAATTCTCAGGGCGCCAAAAAAAAAAAAACGACAAAAAAAATGTCGATTTTTTAATTTCCGAAATTTAAATTTCGTTCGAAAAACAACGATTTATTACTGTCAAGAGCATAACTCAATATTTTACATATTTTAAAGAAATAAAAACAAAGCATAAAGGTAAGGTTTAAAAAACCCACAAAAACGTGATTTTTTGAAAAAACTCGCCGTTGGCGTTATTTTTTATGTTTTTCCGCCCAATTCTCAACATTTTCAAAAAAACTCGTTTTTTTGTTGGAAATGGTGGAAATTTTTTTTGTTTATAAAAAAATCTGTACTATTTTTTTGAAAATTTTACAGATTTAAATACCAAATATATTACGTTTTCTTTTTTTTTTTCGGGTATTTTTTTTCCGTCGCCGAATATTTTTCTTTCTTGTTTTATCGTATGGATTATATCTTAAAAAATACCATTCCCATTCGCGACTACCTCTTTTATTTTTAAGTTCATTGTATTTTTTAGATTTTTCTGACCTCAAATCGGAAACAGTTTTTTGTGTTCCATAACAATCAATATTAAATCGTTGTAATAAACCCTTTTGTTTTAACCTATTTTTTTGTTGAACTTTAAACATATATTCACTTATACATAAAATTCTTTTATCGTCAAAATAGGGGCGATCTGTATATAAAAATGCCAAATATAAATTTAAAAGTGTATCAATTGTAGCAATTCTTATTTTTCTTCCTCCGACAGAAACTACGTTATAACTTAAACATCCCAATGGCATAAAAATAAAAACAATTGTTTCTTTATCAACTCTAACTTCATAATGTTCTCCAATAATTTCTCCTGCAGGTGGTCTTTTTATTATATTAATTTTGTTAATTCCGGCATCTTCCAATCTTTCCTTTAAAAAAATGGCAGTTTTTTTTGGATTTTTTGATAAGACATCAAAATCGGGAACATTTGGTATTTTTTCATATTTATACCGAGGTAAATATTTTAATATCATTTTACTTGCTAGAGCTCCGAAAAAAACACAACCTTGATTTATCAAAGCCTTTTTTGTAACATCAAATATTATTTTTTCTTCTTCATCAATTTCTCTGTCGGCATTATAGAGTCTTTGTATATTCATTTTTTCACAATTCAACCCCTTTAAAGGATAATTTTTATTAAGTAAGTTAATTCTTTTTAAAACTTTTTCCCATCTACTTGTGTCACCTAAAGGTCGTGAAAGTTCAAGAAATGCCAACATTCTTAAAAAATTAGGTGGTGAATAATATATTTGATTTACAATAAGAGCATCATTTTGAATATTTTTGAATAATTCTGGTACAAGTTGCGTAATATCAGCAACCGGAATAAAATTAACAAAAACTTTAAATGTCCCCGGATGCATGCCGGCAGAAGCGGTTACCTCTTCAAAACCATGTTCTAAATAAATATCAGCCAAATTTTTTGCGTCTTTTAATGCTTCGGGCGAAAAGAAATCATAATCAGGTATATCTATTGTTTTGTCGTAAAATTGATCTTCAATTGGTAATATATTATTAATTGCTGTTCCACCATAACAAATTCTTTTTTTAGAAATTAGAAAGTTTTCAACAATTTTAATAATTTTTTTAATATCAGAACTATCAACTATTTTTTTTCTAATTTTTTTTTTGTTTTTATCAACAGCATTTCTTAGTATTTCTAATTCCTTTTCTTGAAATGTTTTTTTCATATATATATACACTTTTAGAAAATTATATCCACCCTTGATACTGTGGCATAATAATAGCGCGTGGTTTAAATGATAATTCAGGATTGGCTTTTTTTGGAATAGGAATGTATTTTTTCACATATCTCATGTTTTTAGGTTTTAAAACAAAGGATGTTCCTTTTTCTTGGAAAAAATCTATGTAATAATCAAGATTTTTATCCATATTTTGATAATTCATACAAACAAATTGACACCCAAAACGATGATGTAATCCCGCGGGGACATTATTATTCTGTGAACTATAATCAGGCATTGTAATTGTCATATTTTTTTTATTGTATTCTATTAAACCATCCATATCATGTGTATAAACAACCTCATAATTTCTTAGCTTTTGAAAAAAAGGCGTTGAACTGGTATAATTAACTAATTCTTCTAAGCGAGTATTGCGATATTTATTATCTCTATTATCTATGATAATAATTACTTTCCCTATAAAGGAGGTTAATGGACATTGTCCAATATTTTCTCCATGAGCTTCAAAGGCATATTTTTTATCAGCTTTTGATAATAAATTTATAAAATTAGCATCCAAAGCATCTGCGATTTGATTGTATATTTCGGTTCTATTTGATTTTATACGTAAATTCAAAAATAGTGGATCGCTCGGGTTTGGGCATGTAGCACTACCTTTACATGCATATTGTGAAATGGTTTGAAAAACCTTTGAAATAGGCAAACTATTAAAAGTTCCTTTTACATCAACGCTAGAATTTTTCCCGGCAGCTACCACACAATTACCGTCAACAGAATAAATAGCAAAATCAAGACAACGTACGCCCTGTTTGATAACCTGTTTCAACGGTTCATAATCAACGTAATCAAAGAAAAACTCATTTCCACAGCACGAATTATAGCTACTTGCAATATAATAATCTCTTAATCTATATTTAAATTCGTCTCCACTAGTATTAACGGGGCGAAGTTTCATTTTTCTTTTTTTATATAATTTTGATAAAGTTTGATTGTTTTTATCCAACTTTTTAACATTATAATTGTATATTGATAGAGCTGCTATAATCGTTCCTAATGCAGCTGCCCACATTAAAATTAAACCAATCATTGTATATAATTTTGTTAGAAAAAAATCTTTTAGCTAAAACTAAATATAAAATCAAAGGTATATCTATATTAATGGCTGGTGGACTAATGACTTTAGCATCGGTTGGGGCTGAAAATATAATTTTAAATGGAAATCCTAAAAAAACTTTCTTTAAAACGAAGTACAACAAATATACCAATTTTGGTATGCAACGATTTAGACTTGATTATAAGGGGTTGAGACGATTAAAAATTCACGAAGAAACAGAAATGAATTTTGTTATTCCGAGATATGGTGACTTGTTGCACGATTGTTATGTTGTTCTCAATTTACCTAATATATATAGCAGTATTTATTGGCCTTCAACCTCATTAAAACCCTTGCCTTATGACAAAAGAGATTATACGGATGAATATGAATTTCGTGGATCAGGATATGAATTCAAATGGATAGAAAATTTAGGAAGTCATATGATAAAACAAATTACGGTTTTAGGCGGTGGTCAAATTTTGGCACAATATTCAGGAGAATTTTTGGAATGTTTAAAAGAAAGAGATTTTTCTGAAACGAAAAAAAAATTATGGGATAAAATGACTGGTAATATTCCTTTTTTGTATGATCCTGCGCAAAAACACGGAAATGTATATCCATCCGTTTGTTATCGTGGAAATTCAAACATTGAACCATCTATTAGAACGCGCCAATTAATGATACCCATTGAGACTTGGTTTGGTGTTTCCTCAAAAACGGCTTTACCATTGGTTTCACTTCAATATAGTGAGATTTCTATAAAGGTTGTTTTTAGACCTGTTAAAGAATTATATAAGATTCGCGATGTTGAAGATTTACAATATAATTTCCCATATGTTGCACCTGATACAGGAAATGAGTTACATTCTTTTTATCGTTTTATACACGAACCACAAGATGAAAAATCAGCGATTTATAAAAATAAAAGAGAAGATTGGAATGCCGATGTTCATTTATTGGCAAATTATGTTTTTCTTGATACAGACGAACAAAAATGGTTTGCTGAAACGGAACAACAATATTTGGTTCAGCAGGTTTTTGAAAGAGATTATTTTAATGTCACCGGAAGTGCGAGTGTTGAAATTCAAAGCCGAGATCTTGTTCCTTCCTACATGTGGCGTTTTCGTAGGAGTGATGCATTTGCGCGCAACGAATGGTCTAATTATAGTAATTGGCCATATAGGGATGTGTTACCAACACAACCATATAATGAAAGTAATCCGGTTTTAGACGATCCATCGTTTAATAGATTCCCCTCTCCATCTCCAAATATTTTTATATATACAGGATTGCATAATGAAAATAAAAAAGAGATATTGACGGATTTAGCACTTGTTATAGATGGCAAATATCGTGAAACGACACATCCGGCATGTTTGTATGAATATGGGGAAAAATGGCTAAGAACGAAAGGAAATGCTCGGGATGGTATTTTCTGCTATAATTTTTGTATAGATAGTAATTTTAGGGAATACCAACCTTCGGGTGCACAAAATATGTCAACTTATAAATCCATAAGATTAGAGTTTAACACCACAGAACCACCCTTCAACCCCGAAGGTAAAAAATTTGATGTTATTTGTTCTGATCCCACCGAAACAGCTCCGGGAGGAGAAATTATAGGTGTTAGAAAGAATGCTTTTGAATTATATAATTATACCTATGATTTACGTATTTATGAATTCAGATATAATATCATTTCCATTATTTCTGGCAGGATAGGATTAATGTATGCTAGATAGATTTATTTTCCTCGCCCAATTGTTTTTGATAAAATAAAAATTCCCAAAGATGAAAGGGCAAAATAATAAATCCAATAATTCAATCCTGCCGCTCCGGTCAAAATTGTTAATCCGGTAGAACAAATTGGCGAATTATAGTTGGTAATGGTTGTGCAATTGTTAGAATATAAAGGAGCTACAATAGCATTAATAACATATGTTGAAACCAAAAGCGCCGAATATAACGCGATCATATTTTTCATTTAATATAATAGATTTTATATTATTAAATAGATATTTTAGCAAGAATTATATATTTTCTCTGTATATTTTATAATGCTAGCAGTTGGATCACGCGCTCAGGTATGGCATGGAACCGCCAAAGCTACTGGATATGGAAAGAAGGGACTTCGTAAACACCAATTAAAGAAAAATAAGCATGGAAGAATTGTTTCGCGTAGAATGTCACAGCGTGCAAAAAGAGAGAATCGTTTGGGTAGATCCGGTTGGAAAACAAGAAAGGGTGTTTTTGGTTCTTATCATGTTGATGAGAGAAAAACGCGTCGGCGCAGACGTCGTGGTCGCCGCACCCCTCGTTCACGCAGATGTCGCTGGAGATCAGGACCCAAGAAGGGAAAATTCAAAAGATGCTAGATAAATTATTTTATGAATATAATTTATATGGTAAGAAAAAAAAGGCGCGGGCGGCGAGGTGGACAACCGACAGGAAACCATCCAAGAATCAAAGCAAGAAGAGAGCGTGGTTATCATCCAGGATCACAGAGATTTGGTGCTGCCAATGAACCATCTGCTATGATGAAACACGATCAGCCGTATAATCCACCTATTCCCAAAAAAACAGAGGATGTGGAA